AATGAGGACAATCCTTTAGTTTTATACATAAAGAATCCAATAGACCCTGGTAAACGAACTAGTGATATAAAAATAGACTTAACAGATATCCCACCCTCCCTATGGAAAGATTTATTTAGAAGAAAATTAACGGGTATTCCAGGGTACGTAGAGTATTTAGCAAGCATGGCTAAGGGTGATATATCAACAGCAACATTCCCACAAGGTGGTACAGGAGCGGGCGGAGCAGGAAACTTTAACAAAGGCGGTAATTAATTATGAATGAAAAAGCACTACAATATGCCTATGAATTATTTCAAGCTGATGGCTACGCTGACTCTTTGGAAGATTTTAAAAATCTTATAAACACAAACTCAGATGCTTTTAATTATTCTTTTGAATTATTTCGAGCTGATGGT